ATGCTGAACAGTGCGGGGTGGACATTAGTGATCCTGTTATTGTGCAGGGTACGGTTATTGAAGATATACTTAAGACGATTACTCCGTTGTTGGAGGATAGGGATGAGAAGCATATTTATTTGGTGGATTCTCTGTCTAATCTGATGAAGGACGAGTTTTATGCTAAACCTGATGGTGGTAAGGCTATGGGTCTTGCTGCTAGGTCGCAGGGGTATTTCCTTCAAAAGTTGGTGAACTATTTGCATAAGGAACGCAACATGATGTTGTTTGTGTCGCATCAGATGGTTGACTTGAGTGGCATGTATCCGACGTTGCGTGGCAAGTATGGCAATACGGTGCATCATAATATGCACAATATCATCAAGTTGTTTCTGTCTATGTCTCAGGCTGAGATGGAGCGGGATAATGCTAAGATGATTACTTCTCAGAAGGTTGCTTGGAGTGTTGAGAAGACTAAGCAGCGTGCCTCTATTGGCACTTCTGGTCACTATTATGTTCTCCCTCAGGAGGGCGGTATTGATACGTTGCGTGAGTTGATTGATATTGCTGTTGAGATGGAGATCATTGAGCGTCGTGGTGCTTGGTTCTACTATGGTGAAGAGAAGTGGAACGGGGCTGGCAATATTAGTTTGTCGGATGTGCAGCATGGTGAGATTTCTTCTAAGGTGCTGGTGGGATGAAGCGCACGGAGAAGGAAGAGATTAAGAAGGATGGCGCTAAGGCTGTTAAGAATTCTGGCCGTGGTATGAGGAAGGGTGATGCGATGAAAAACAAGTTTCTTATTGATTATAAGCATTGTGAGAAGTCGCATACTGTTTCTCTTGCTAATTGGAGAAAGCATGCTAAGGATGCTCTTAATGAGAATTATAGGTATCCTTTGCTTTGCTTGGTGCTTGGTAAGGACAGTGAACGCAAGTTGGCTGTAGTTGAGTGGACGGTGTTCTTGGAGTTAGTGGAAGGGAGCGACTATGCGTAAGATCAAACTTAAGCGTCATGCTTTTGTTCGTGATGGAGTGGGCGTCTTGCAACTCACAAAAGGATATGAGACTATTATTGATCTTGATATGTTGCCTGTACTGGGTGCTTATAACTGGTATGCCTCTTTTAGGGGGCAGAGGCAGGAGTATCCTTATGCTAAGAGAATGGTGGCACCCCGTGGCAAAAGGAAGACGATTTGGTTGCATAGAGAAGTGCTTAGGCTTCACGGCATCGATGTTCCAAAGGGGATGGTGACAGATCATATAAACCGTGACCCTTTAGATAATCGATTTGAAAATCTTAGAGTGATAACGAATGCTATGAATGCAAGAAATAGTGATAGATGGGATAAATCTAGAGGCGTCAGTTACCACAATAATGCCGGCAGAAAGAAAAGGTACCAAGCACTTATTAGAATTGGCAAGAAGCAAGTTTCTTTAGGGTACTACCATACTGAAGAAGAGGCTCACGAAGTATACATGAAGGAAGTAAAGAAAATTGGAAGGATACTATGAGTAGAGATATGATTCTATCAATGGATCAGATTGAAGTTGCTATGGGCGACAAGGCTGAGGAATTCGTTTCAGTCATGAATATTGTTGATGATATTATCGAAAACCCAGGCCGGTATATTGGTGTGCAGGCTGCAAAGTATGCTGCCATTTTGGCTGCGTATAGGACTAAGGTGATTGTTAAAGCGCAAGCGTATAAGAGGAATTCAACGATTATGTCAAATGAAGACAAGATTACCAAGGATATATGGTATACTTTACATGAAGCTTTGGAGGAAAATATTAATACTTTGAAGCTTCTGGCTAGGAGTGCTACGTGAAATCTTTGCAACGATTGAAGATGGTTAATGTCCCTGAAAGGGAAGTGAAAATTTCTTTAGAGGACAAGTTGGTTAAGGCTGTAGACGACTATTTGGTTGTCAAGAATCAAAATGATTTTAAACGTGTTGATGGGTTTCACCCAAGTTACACTAACCAATGCACTAGGTATTGGGTATATCTGTTCAGGGGTATTTCGGTTGAGCCGACTTTCACTGGCCATACGTATAGAATTTTTGATAATGGTCACGCTGTTCATGATAGGTTGTATGATTACTTTAGGAATATGGATATTTTGCTAGAGGAAGAGATTCCTGTAGATCATAAGGATCCGCCCGTTAGGGGTACTGCTGATGGTATCATTGATTGGGATGGGCGTAAGTTGATTGAACTTAAGTCTATCTCTCAGGAGGGATTCCATTATAGGCAGTTGCATAATAAGCCTAAGGATGATCATATCAGGCAGGCTCAGGTTTATATGAGATGTTTGGATCTGGATGAGGGTTTTGTTATTTATGAGAATAAGAACAATCAGCAGATTTTGCCTATCTATATGGAACGGGATGACGCCTATATTGACAAGTTGTTTAAGAAGTGGTCTAAGTGGTATCAAGGTTTCTTGGATGACAAGTTGCCTGTGAGGCCGTATAAGATTACGTCACCTAAGTGCCAAAATTGTGATGCGAAAGCATTCTGTTGGGGTGATAACGAGGAAGGTGTCAAACTGTAGGAATTGCGCCAATCCTGACTGTGGCAAAGAGTTTACACCTAGGGTGTACAATGCTATTTATTGCAGTGCGGAATGTCGTAAAATAATTACAAATCGAAAGGTACTGCAAAGGTACTATGATAAAAAGGCTCGTTTAAATTCAACTAGAACATGCGAAACTAAGGAATGCTCTACGACACTTTCTAGGTATAATCAGGAAAATATCTGCGAGTGTTGCAAGAGAGAAAGATATGTGCAGAGACTTGTTGGTTGGGGCTGGAATGAGAAAGAGGTTCGTAGGAGTATGGAGTGAAGACATTGCGATCTCTTAAGGATATAAAAGTATTGGGCATAGACCCAGCGACACATTCTTTGGCTTGGGCGCTATGCGTAGCAAATCGTCAAGGAGATGTGGAAGTGCTGGACTATGGCAAGATAGAACTGGTCAAGCAGAAAGGGATGGAGGTCAAGATCAGAGGCATTGTGGAGACTCTTCCAGAGGTTGTGGCGATGTCTAAACCTGATGTAGCGTACATTGAGCAGACGGTATACATTCAGAATTACCAGACGAGCAGGGACCTCTCATATATTGTGGGAGCATCTATGGCTACAGCTGTTTTACATAAGGTTCCAATTGTGGAAGCGTCGCCTTTGGTTTGGAAGACGCAAATAGGGTATAATAGAGTAACAAAGAAAGATATTCTCGCATGGTCTATGACAATGGGGGAGAAAGAAGCTAAGAAAAAAGCTTCTTACGAAAGAAAACATAGGGTCAGGCGCCTGTTAGCGGAACGAATCAGTTCGGAACTTCTTGATACAGAGAAGTTTGATTCTGATGAGATTGACGCTATCGGTATCGCTACATGGGGATGCCAAAAAGAAATTGAAAAAAATCTTGAAGGGGTCACCTGATTCACCACTGCAGCGTGGTAAAATATGCTGTGTTCAAAAAGGAGAATAATATGAGTGATAACGATAATGATGATGCCAAAAAGGCTTTTACGCCTAAGGTTACACCGTTTACATCGAAGCCTCCCGTAGCGCCTGTTCAAACATGGTCGCATGACCATGATTCAGATGTTATTGGTCTTATGAGGACGTCGTTGGAGCATGATCATGGCATGAGTGCCAATGAACTTCCCAACTCTGATGAGGCGGTAATTGACGCTTGGGGTAAGATTGTTACCAAGAATGGCACTTTTGCTAGCGCTTTAAAAGATCTAGTCGGAGAGTAGTTTTATATGGGCAAGATGGAGCCTTATAAGGATAAGGGGTGGCTGTATGAGCATTATGTCAAGAAGCGGATGAAGCTAACTGACATATGCAAGGTGCTCAAGCAGACACATAATATTGAAGTTACTCCACAGGCGCTATATAACTGGTGTAAGAAATACGATCTACTAAAATTCAAAGGTAAGGGTAGGGTGCTTAAAGGCGTCTCTCAGAGAAGGCCTAAGTCACCTATGCAGGAAAGAGTAGAGCGCATGCAGCGTGAAAGACAAAAGGCAATAAGGGCTAGAAGAAAGAAACTGGGTCGATGACCAATAGGGAAATACATCCCAATGATCTTGTGAACTTTAATAGGCTGGATATGGCCTACAATAAGATCAGAGTTTTTCAGGCAAAACATAATGAGACAGAATTTGGGTGCATTGACTCAGGCAAGTGTTGTAAGGTTGGTTTAAAGATACACTTGACGGAATGCGCCTATATTGCGTTTAGGATGAGGCAAGAATACTACCTCAGGATGGAGAACGAGGGTCAGGAGTCTGCTGACGCTTGGATGAATTCTCGTATTGAAGCTTTAACTGACCGCATGTATGACAAGTCTTGGGATGAGAATGAGCAGTCTACCGATTTGCAATGTGCATTTTGGGATAATGGTTGTACCATATATGGTTATCGCCCTTTGGTTTGCCGTGCCTATGGCACCATTACAGAAGTTGATGATTTTTGCCCTAGAAAACGTAATGAATACGGAACTATTGAGCATTTTGCTGGTAAGAGCGTAGAGGATGTTATACAAGAATTTCAATTAATATTGAAAAGGTACGCAGAAGACAATGGTAGCAATGTTGATTATGATGTTATAGTCTACATGCCTCTTGGGGTTTTGAGTTTTCTGTTGGAAGATTTTCAAATGCAGGAACTGCACCAGCAAACTGAAGAGAAAGTCTGGTTGGGTGATGAAGGATGGTTTAATTATCAGTCTAGATTTACTAGGCTGCATGGATTGAAAGATGAGTTTATTGAAACAGAAGCAAAGCTGAGAGGGCTAGTCGTGAATTCGGAAGGTAGTCTACAACGAGAGGAATGTATCAATGAGTGAAGGACATCCAGAGTTTTTGAGGATATTAAAGGAGATGTCGGATTTACATAAGAAGAAGAGTGCCGATTATGGTGTGGCTGATGATATCTTTCTAAATATCAGGCAGTCCTCAGATTGGGGTGTTGAGCCTTGGGTTGGCGCTATGGTGCGTGCTGGAGATAAGGTGGTGCGCTTGAAGGCTGCTGCGTCTGGTAGCGAGTTGAAGAATGAGGGAGTGGAGGATTCTTTAATGGATCTTGCTGCTTACGCTATGATTGCTTTAGCGCTATACAGGGAAGGGAAGAGTAAAAATGCCGCTAACTAATGAACAGAAGGAAGAGATTCGTTTTGAGACAGAACATCGGTGTGATATCTATACTGACGGGGAGTGGTTTCAGGACAAGATTAGAGAAGCTTTGTGTGAACTGCTGTTTCCTGATATAGAGACATGTGATGGAGAGTGTCATATCGATCTCTTGGAAATGTTAAAGAAGGCTATTCATGAGTAACAATAACAACAACAATAGAAAGGGTGAAGCAATGAGCAACAATCAGAATTACGAGGGTGGAACGGTTACAGTGCGAGCGTTTGATGCCAACGCGCCGATAGACGAGAACGAAAAAGAGGCTTCTAGAATCTGGTCATCCGAAGGGTGGCTTGATTGCGAGGCAATCGACGGAGCCACGTATGTCAGCGGTGATGTGGCCGAAGGCGGGCAGAATGCCCGGTTGGTCGCT